CAACGAGGAGGAATCTCGCGCCTATATCGACCAGCTCTGGGCAGAAGCCATGACGATTTACAACAGCGGCGACTACAGGTTGGCGTTCAGCCCCGCCATGCAGGAAACGCTGCAAGCCCACCAGCAGGACTTTATGCAGGAGGATGCACAGGCTGGCATGATCTACGCCTTTCTGGAGGACTACACGGGTGACCGGGTGTGTTCCAAGCAGCTCTATGCGGAGGCACTGGGCAACACCAACATCCCGGCAGAGTGGGAGACCCGCGCTATCTGCGAGATCATGAACACAGGAATTTCGCGCGGCGATATCCAAGGCTGGCAGGCGCACAAAATCGCCAAGCGTTACCCGAAGTACGGCGTTCAGAAAGGCTGGGAGCGCGTAACCAGCCCCGAAACCGGGGCTGAAGATTTCTCCGAAATAACGGATGCGGAAGCCCAGCAGCTGGGCTTTCCCTTCTGACGAGCAGCGGTTACACGTCTGGTTACAGATTCGGTTACACCTCAGTTACGGCGCAAAAGCCGCATGACCGCTGCGTTTTCCTCTTTCTGTAACCATGTAACCTTAAAAGAATAAGAAAAAGTATAAAGTGCATCGGACAGCCTGTGTGCAGAAAAAGAGAGTTTTCCTACCCGGTTACAGGCGTTCGGTTACAAGGAATTGGAGGTCTGCCTATGAATATGAATCGGCCTGACATGACCGAAACTGTGAAATCCGAAAATTATACGAATAAGTTCTTGCAAAAGGACTCGAACCCGGTTACAATTAAAGCGTCTAAATCCCCTGCCATTGAATCTTCTGACCAGACCAAAGCAGCCAAGCACGAACCTCTTGTTTACCGGGTGGAGGAAATCGCCCAGCTTTTGGCGATTTCTCCTCGCGCTGCGTACAACCTGTGCAACACCACGAAGGATTTTCGGGTGCTGCGCATCGGCACCAGTATCCGGGTAAACAAGCAGAGCTTCGACAACTGGTTTGCGGCGGTCTGAGGGAGGTAATCTATGGCATCTATTATGAAGCGCGGAGATTCCTACTCCGTCCGTTACAAGTACAAAGACCATTCCGGCAAACCCTGCGAGGGATGGGAAAGTTTCAAGACCAGGAAGGAGGCGCAGGAGCGAAAGATCACGGTCGAGAAAGAACTGCTGGACGGCACGTTCCTCGTCCCCGACACCATGACTGTGGAGGAAATGCTGTACAAGTGGATACCAATTCAGTCCACAAAGCACAAGTGGTCCCCCAAGACCTACACTCAGTCCGTAGCGATGGTGCAGAACCTTATCGTGCCGTATATCGGGAAACGGAAGGTACAGGAGCTGCGCACCTACGACATTGAGAAGTTCTATGCCACCCTTGCCAAGACCCCCTGCGGGCAATATGTGCACGGTGTGAAGCAGGACCTGTCCAAGAAGCAGAAGAAGCGGCTGCTGTCCAGCACCTCTATTCACGAAGTCCACACCCTGCTGAAAACCGCCTTTTCCTATGCGGTGGAATGGGACTTGATCCACAAGATTCCCCTGCCCCGTGATGCCCCCAAGGTCAATATCGAGGAACGCACCATCTGGGACGAGAAAACCATGCTGGCAGCGTTGCAGACCATCGAAAACCCCGCCCTGCATCTGGCGGTGCACATGAGCATGATCCTTTCGCTCCGTGAGGGCGAAATTCTCGGCTTGCAGCCGGGAGACATCGACTTCGATGCAGCGGATGGACGTGGCACCATCTCAGTCAGCAAGACCATGCAGCGAGCCAACAAGGACGCTTTGGAAAAGCTCGACCCCAATCAGGTCTACCACACCTTCCCGGACAGGCGTGAGGGCAGCAAGTCCTCTCTCATCCTGAAAAAGCCTAAGACCAAGAAGTCCAACCGTGTCCTGTATATGACCAAACCTCTGAAAGAGGAACTTCAAGCATGGCTTGAAAAGCTCAAACAGGACGAGCAGAACGCTCCGGAGAAGTACAGCAACTGCGGTCAGCTGTTTCGTCTCCCGGACGGCCTGCCCATCGCGCCGGAGTTGCTGACAAAATGGTACCGCCTGTGGAGAGCCGAGCATCCAGAGTTTGAACAGATCGTGTTCCACGGTCTGCGGCACTCCAGTGCCACCTACCAGCTTTTGCAGTCTGACGGTGACTTCAAGTCGGTGCAGGGCAACACAGGTCATGCAACGGCATCTGTCCTGATGGACACCTACGCCCACACGCAGGACAAGCCCCGGTTGGAGCTGACCGAGAAGATCGAAGCGAACTTCTATTCCCAAGACCTGACCCCGGCAGCACCTCAGCCCCGGCAAAACGAAAAGCCGGCGGCAACAAAAATCTCCGGTAAGGAGATCCTTGAAGCCATCCGGCTGATGGACGCAGACGAACGCAGAGAATTGACGAGAGCCTTGTTCGCCTAACTTCTCTTCTTTTTATGCAAAGGAAAGCAGGCTGTGCAAACCTTGCGCAGAAAAGCCCCCGATTCGGGCAAATGTGCAAACGGTGTGCAGAAAGTGTGCAGCCGCTTTCCTACATAAAGAAAGAACGTCAAATCTTACGATTTGACGTTCAATATCTGGTGCACCTCCAGGGACTCGAACCCTGGGCCCACTGATTAAGAGTCATTCCAGCCCGCACTCCATTGGTGCAAAAGCAAAAATAAACAACGAATATACGCTATTCTACAAAGGACTGCGCAAATACGAAAAAGCACCGTGGTAGTCAATCGGTAGTCACACTCGCCCTCAAATCGAAAATATCAAAATACGATACCAAATATCATTTTACTGATATAGATTATCCTTTTATGCTACACTCTCCGCAAAGGAGATATGGCTGATGTTAAGGATTTTGTTGTCCGTCCGCTTAGGCGAAAAGCGATGGACTCAGAAGCAACTTGCAGACGCAACTGGAATCCGGCGAAACACAATCAATGATCTTTACCATGAGATGACCGACCGGGTATCTTTGGAACAGCTTGATTTGATTTGCAAAGCCTTGGACTGCAAAATCTCCGATCTTCTGGTTCAAGAAGAAGATTTGGATGATTTGACCCGAAGCAGGCTTGCAACGCCACGGTGCAGATACATAACGTCCGACAAGTAAGTTATCCCCTTTCCCCGGACACTTCGGTGTCTGGGGACTTTTTTTGCCAAAAATCCCATGCCCGGATACACAATCCGGGCTTTTTGTATAAATATATTTGTTTATTTTATCATCTGTTTTCTTGATAAAATATCGGTTTTGCTGTTGTCTTTCAAGGCAAAAAGGAAGATACTATAATCACAGCAAGGGAGTACGACCGGAAGGCAAGGGGCGAAGTAAGAGCCGGGAGCGCAGTAAGTCGTGAGCGCATGCTAAGTCAGTAACCCACTCCCCTGCTGCTTTTTATTTTATCTTTTCAGCCAAAGAAAGAGAGGGCATTATGAAAAAGTTTGATCTGTCCGCCATCATGCGCAAGGCATGGAAGCTGTATCGCAAGGGCGTAGCCGCCTTTTCCGAGTGCCTGCACCGGGCATGGAACAGTGCAAAGGCCGAGCCGATCAACGCCCAGCGCATTGAGGAAGCCCAGCAGGCCGCCGGGGTGGCCGAGCCTGTGAACACATGGGCAGGCTGGAAAGTCGCCGGGTACATGGTGGAACATGGCGCAAAGGCCTTGTTTCAGGCGGTACTCATCCACAGCAGCAAAGGTGACGGCCAGACCTACCGCGCATCGTTCTTTGGCGCTTCTCAGGTAAAGCCCTTACCCACGGCATGAAAAAAGCCGCCAGCGCTTCAAAACACTGGCGGCTTTTATCATACCTCTGTTCCATCAGGAAAGCGGAAGTTCACAATAAGCTCTGCGCCCATGGCCTGCGCCATCTGCTCCAGTTCTTCATACTTGAACTTTCCTGTTTTCATCCGCTGGTTGAATGCCTGCGGGGTGGTGTCCATCCGCCGGGCAAGTTCAGCTTCTTTTATTTTGGAAACAGCTTCGGCCATTTTGATTTTCGTTGGGAAATCCATGTTCATCACCTCACCGCAAGTATAAATGATTTCCTGTATTTTGTCAAGAAATATTTTCAAAAATATAGGTTTTTCTTTAAGAAAAGCCTTGACATTATAAAGGAAATCCTGTATAATATAGGTGTCAGGAGGAGCGGAAAGCTCACCGGAAAGGAGAACAGACCGATGGATGAAAAAGCAAAAGCTCTGAAAGAGCTGCTGGAAATCTTGGTCGAACATCCCGATCTTGCAGAGCGGATAACGATCACGATTAAACCCAACAGAATCATTCAGAGCAATGAGACCCCCACGGATAATAAGTAATCCGTAAGAGCAGGGCGGCGGGTAGGAGCCGCCGCCCTCGCTTTTTAATTATAACCACCCACCGATGAAAAATCAAGGAGAATATATATGAACAGAGAACGCAGAAAGGCCCTGCAGGCCATCATTGATCAGCTTGAAACCCTCCAGACTCAGCTTGAGGAAATCCAGACTGAGGAAGAAGAATACCGGGACAACATCCCCGAAAACTTCCAGAGCGGCGAACGGTACGAGCATATCGAAGAGATCTGCGAAAGCCTGTCCGATGCAGTAAGCAGTCTGGAAGATGCCACCAGCAGCATTGAAGAAGCGATTGAGTAAGGAGAAGCACCATGACCATCCGAGAATTTGCAAAGCTGAACAACTTCCCCATCAGGGGCAAGCTGACCCGCATTCCTGATGAGGTCGAATATGACTTCAACGACCGACCGCACAACTGCAAACGGTACGTTGATGAAGATTTCAATGAGTACGGCATCCATGAGGACGGCTTCATTGTTGCCATCCCCTGTGAAAAGGCTTGGGGCCTCAGCATCAAAGAGAAGTCCCGGATCGCCGCCATGATTGAAAAGGAACGCATGGAAGCCAGCCAGCGGCGCGGCTCCTATGAATGGTAAAGGAGTAGACCATGAAAATTTCCGATATTCGCGCTTCCCTCCAGCGTCTGGCCGAAAGGCTGGATAACCAGTGGGCATACGCCCGGTCTGATGCCGAGATGGACATTGCTGCCGGCCGTGCCGAGTACAACGATGACGGAGAGAGGCTGCCTACCGAGCCGGAGATCAGCTACTACGGCATGATTGCCGCATTTGAAACGCTCGGCGGCGAATGGAAACGCAACGCCGATGGCCGCCACTGGCTGTGCCTTGGCGGAATCGTGGCAAGCACCCAGAGCAAGTGATTTTGAAAGCTGTGCTATCTGGCTATACGGGCGTTCGGAGGATATGACGATGAAACTTTACAAATATTCCGGCACCATCGAAGAGTTTGCCGTTGAGCGTGGCCGAATCTCCTACATCAAACTCTTTGATGTGACCGACTTCGACAAAGCACCCACCCGGCTGGAAGTCTTCGGTGCGCTGAGCGAGTACATCGAGGCCATCGAGAGCACGGATGCCGAAGAACGGTACATCAAGAGCGATTGGTATTTTGACAGCAATCTGTATCTGTACCGCATCGAGATCCCCGGCAGCGAGGTTGGCCGCCCGGCGAAAATCATCACCCAGAGCCCGCACAACATCGAGCGGCTGGAAATCTTCGGCCAGCAGGACTACATCAAGACCAGCAAGCCGGAATCCATGTCCGGCAAAGAAATTTACCGCTGGGTCGACTGGGAACGTGAAAATATGAATTGACGAGGGATTAAACAATGACAGACGAAAAGATTATTGCCAGGATGCAGGCCGATCAGGAGCAGGGCTGGCCGCTGTGTCCCCGCTGCGGCGAGAGGATGCCGGACAAGCTGACCCACGGTGCATTGAGCCGCCACGCCAAGGGCGTGTACATCTGCGAGGCTTGCGGCACCGATGAAGCCCTCCGGGACTGGATCGGAAACGTCAAACCCCTGTCTGACTGGGTGCTGGTTCGCGTATACAACGGAGATCTTCGGAGGTAATCGATGACGTGAGCGTTGAAGATGCTGCGCAGATGAAGTTCTAAGAAAACAAAAAATCCCCCTCCACTTTGCCTACACATACCCCGCGAGGTTCGCAGGGCTTCGACAAAGCAGAGGGGGATTTTTGCGCGCCGCCGGAGCAGCCAAATATAAAATCAAGAGTGGACCATGCCGGGCCACTCTCTACAAAAGCCGAAGCTTTTCAAGTGCCTCTATTTTACACGGCACTCATGCAGCAGTCAAGACTTTTTGCCAAGTGCTGCGGTCATAACATCAAAGGCGTGTTCGATAACAGCGTCCAGCACCTCGTCGGTGATAGCCCAGCGGATAGCCGCCGGGCACTTAGCGCGGAGAGCCGCGAACACCTGCTTCTTCTTTTTGGCGCCCTGCCCGCTGCCCATGATGGACAGTTCAGCTTTTTCGACCAGCTCCAGCGCCAGATCCTTGACGGTGGCCTTGTAGCCCAGCCGGATGCCACCGACTGCCAGCGAAATAAAACCCGCCGCCATCAGAATGACAGCGACAGGCACGGGAATAAAACTCAAAATAGCTTCCATGATGGTTTCCTCCTATGTCACAGATACTTGTTGGCCCCAGAAATTGCCCGCCAACTGGCAGGGCCGCAGATGCCGTCCACGGCCAGTCCGTGCGCCTCCTGCGCTTTCAGCAGAGCGTTCTCGGTGCCCTCGCCGAAAATGCCGTCCGGGGTCAGCCCCAGCAACCGCTGGAGCATCTTCGTGGCGGTTCTGTTCACATCGCCCACGCTGCCCCGGCGGATCGTTGGCAGGATGAACGTGTTGTAGGTCGTGCTGGGATAGTGCTTCGGTGCATCGCAGAGCCACGTCGCCTTTGTGTCGCGGGTGTCAGTATGTACGATGGCGCAACCATCATACCAGTAGATACCCACCGCCTTGAAGTACTGGGTGGCAATGATGCCCAAAGCCACAGGGTTGATGTTGCGGTCTTTCATGCGCCAGTCAGCTGCCATCCCATAACGGTGCTTGCTGCCCGAACTGCCTTTAACCGCCGCATTATGCGGAATACAGCGGTAGCCGCTGGTAATTTTGATGGGCTTGCCCAGCTTTTCCCGGACAGCCTGCATCTTCTCTACCAACTCCGAATCCACCATCTGCCGAGTACACCCGCAGGGGCATTTGAACTCCTCACGGGTGAAATTTTTGCTCAGGGCTGATGTATCGCTGGCCTGATATACGATGACTCTCATGTAGAAAACCTCCTTCAAGAGAAGTCGTGCTTTTGAAGCCGCTCGTTGTACACCCGCTTGATATTCGCTACCGCACAGATGCAGCGGTTGTTTTTGTAGTCGGGGTGACTGCGGCAGTAGTCCTCATAGGCATCAATGATGGCTAAAATCTCGATAAAATGCTCCCTCGTGTGGTGCTTATCATCAATCAGCTCATCATTGAAACGCAGGATCTGAGTACGCAGAAGATTAGCATTGCGCTCATCATCAACTTGGATATGCTCCTCCAGCTTTTTCTGGGTCTGCTTCTGCTGTTCCAGCACTTCAGCATTCAGGGCGTGTCCGATGATTTTCGCAAGCCTGCTCCACGGATTGATCTTGATAGGCGAAACCTCAATGAGCGAGAGCAGCACCAAAACCATCCCGCCACCGCTCCAGAACAATTCTTTCAGATTCACAGCCATCCCCCTCACTGAACCAGCGCGGCGATTGCCTGCAAATCAAAAATCGGAGCATCAAAAAACGCTCTCGCCCACAGCCAGTAGTCTTCGGACTCCGGGCGGCGGTACTTTTGGCAGAGTACCGATGCCCAAACCCGGTTCCAGCGGGTCTGATAGTCCGCATCCCGGCGCTCAAGGCACCTCTGGATGCTCCCTACCAGTTCCCCGCGCAGGGTGCCGTTACCGTCATCGTCCTGCACAAAGCAGTCCATGCCGTTCTGGCTTCCCACAGCACACACACGCTGGTTTTTGTGCATAAGAAAACCGTCCTGACAAGTCAGGGCGGTTCCATAGGGAATATTCACTTTTCCATCTATGCCGTCGAAGCGCGCCCGGCGGCGGGCGATAAAGCGTTCATGCTCCATGGGTTAGACCTGCTCTTTCTTCTCGGTCTTCTCGGCGAGCAGAGCGGTCAGCTCGTTATACTCGTCCTCGGTCAGCTTGTTGGCAGCGTAAAAGACATCCAGCTTGGTTGCCATGCCAGCGGTGTTGCCCTTTTCGATCATGCGCTTGCAAGTACGATACAGCATTCAGTTCACCCCCTTTCTCAAGAAGCATCGGTATCATCAGTGATGCCCAGCTCCAGCAATGTCAAGTGGTACGCCTGATCCACGTTGAGAGCATCAGCATCCTCGATGGCGGTTTGGGTCTCCGTGACCCAGCTTCCAATATCGGTCTGCTCCAGCATAACGCTTTCCAAATCGTCCCCCATAGGGTCACGATCGAGCAGATGATACGGCGTGCCGGCATAAGAAATGCCCGAAGCATCAGGCTCCGGGCAGAGGATATAACAGCCGTTGTCGGCTTTTTTGATGTAGGTCACGTCCTCGGTCAAGGCAAGGACGGTGCCATCACTGGCTTTGATGATTTTGAACAAGGCACTCTACCTCCAAAAATTGCATAGCAAAGCCGCCGCAGACGCAGCAGCCGCCCATGGTCATCAAAATTTTTATAGTAGGCTTCTTGGCAGTTCATATACTGCGCTACCTCCTGCAGGGTACGTTTCCCGGCCAGCCATTCACGGTGGAACAGCTTCAGTTTCCTCCGTGCGCGTATCACGCCGTCACGGCTACCATTGACTTTGATTTTCCCGGTCTCGGTCAAGGTAAAACGAGCCTTGCACCAGCGGAAAGGCTTTGTCAGAGGGATGATCTTGCATTTCTTCTTGTTGACCGGGATGCCGCGGATTTCAAACTGGCGCACGATAGCGCGGCCCAGCTTTTTCAGATCTTCGATATCCGGGAGAATGATGCAGTAATCATCCATGTAGTGTCCGGCGCTATGCGTGGACATCTGGCATTTGATCCAGTTGTCCACAGCACTGGGCATTGCCGCCATTTCTTGTTGGCTCGGCTCAACGCCCAGCGGCATCCCACGGCCCGGAAATTCGCCGGGAGCAGTATCAATAATGGTATCTGCTATCCGCCGAAAATCAGGGTTCAGGATATACCGCTGGTGCCGCTGATAGATGATAGAATGGGGTGCATAAGGAAAGAACTTCTTCAGGTCGAGCAGCAACACCCCGCCCGCACGGCCATACTTGCGGTAATGCCGTGCCAGCTGCTGTTTGATGCGCTTGATCTGCCAGTGCAGTCCCTTACCAATCCGGCTTGCACCGTTGTCATAGATCATGCTGGGGTCGTAAAGCGGCTCCAACACTTCCTTGCTGATGACCTTGTGGATTTGTCGGTCTGTAATATGAGGAGCGTCAATCCCACGAATCTTGCCGCGTTCGCAGACCGTGAAATGAACGTATTTCTTAGGCCGCCACCTTTTGGCCAAAATAAGCCGCCGCTGCTTCGCTGTGTGGGAAAACAGATGCCGCTCAAAGTTCTGCGTGCTCTGCTTCCAGCGTACACCGTTGCAGCATTTCCGGCCATATTTGAACATCGTGTGGTAACTGAATACTTCTCCCAACGAACCGAGGGCGGCACAACGAGCTTCCTGTCTGGCTCGGCGTGCTGCCCGGCGGCGCTGGTATCGTGCTTCATGGCGCTCCTGACTTGTCATAAAAGTATTCGCTCCTCGTACAGATGAATTGTAGGGCATCGTCTAATCTGCTTTATGCCGGCACATGAAACGCGGTAAGATGCATCCCGCGCCATGCAAGAAGCGTCCGTGTCAGCATATCGAAAAGCAGTTTTAGAGGTTTGACCCTCAGGGAAGTACCTCTCCTTTTGCTATGGTCGTCTTTCACCTATGGCTACTCCATGTGACCAAGCATTGCAAAATCCGGGCACAACACCATACGCATTGTTAGCGTTGTTATAGTCCAACGACCCCGACGACGAAACCGCGCAGAAGTAGTTGTTGTTGTTGATGTTGTTGTAGTTCGGCGACCGCAGCCACCAGACCGCCGCCGCAGGAATTGACAGAGATACACCCACTTAAAAATCAGGCTTTCCGATTGACCGTTCCGATCATGCCTTGCAGCAGGTCGTTTTCCTTGTCAATCAGCTCACCCAACTTTTGAGCCATTTTGTCCAGTCTTTCAGTTGCTTTCTTCGCATCGACACTTTTCCCTGAGGGAGTTGTGAAACATCCCTGCGGGTTCTGGGTCATGATGAGATAGCAGTGAGTCAACCGAACATCCAGCGCCATCAGGGATGCCCGCGCTTCCAGAAGATGTGCTTTGCGAAGCTGGCGCCGCTGATCGTCTGAGGGATAGATGCTGTTCGCCTTTTCAGCGTGGTCTATCACCTCACCCGCCAGCTTTGCGACCGGCTCTGCAATCAATCTGGAATACCTTGCGGAAATGCGGGTCAGGAAGTTTATCGTTTCAATGTAAATCGCGTTGGCGACATTCACATACTCCGCCTTGCTTTCTGTGCGCTTGGATTTCAAAACTGACATGATGCTTTAGTCTCCTTTGGGGTCATCAAGATTGATTTCCCCTTGCTCTCGCTCAACTTCTTCCAGATGCTTGAGCAGCACATACTCTATGTAGTTCGTGATGGACCGATGCTCTTTTGTCGCAAGAACACCGATTTTGTCAAAAACCTCATCGGACAGGCGCAACGTAAAGACGCGCTTGTTAGTTGCCATACAATACCTCCTAACGAACAGGTTTTGAAAGTATTGTATAGCGTTTTTTATGGCGTGTATGCACTCAAAAGACAGCTGAGTGATAGCACTTTCAGCATCTTTTTTCAAAAATTCTCGCGGGGCGCTGACGCGCCCTTTGGATTTTTTGAGGGAAATTTGCTGGTTTCCGCCCACTTCCGTGGGCTTGAGTAGGTCGAGAACCCCTGCGGGGGGATTAGACTACAAAGCCGGGCACAACACCATACGCATAGTAAGCGCCGGAATAGTCCAACGAC